TTACAGAGTAGTGCTACAGCTCCAGGAGGAGGTGTAGGTGGTTCATCTTCAATTGCAGGTGGAGGTGGAACAGTAACCACAGTTTGGGATTTTACTACAAAAATAAACGGAAGTTTAGGATTAATAACAACATCAGCTGGACAAGCTGGAGGAGCTGGTACAGGTGGAGCAGGAACAATAGTTAATGTTACTCCAATATCTATTGTTACTGGTGGTGCTGGAGGTGGTGCAAATACTGCAGGAGCAGGTGGTTATGCTGGTGCATCAATAATAGGATCAGGTTTTTTAAATACTATATCTTCTGGAGTTATTAATGCAGCAGATACTTCTATACATGGTAATAATGGTTATACTTCTTTTCCTATAAATGGAGCACCTGATTTTTTTACAGGTGGTGCTGGTGGAGGTTCTGCAACTACAAGTGGTAGAGCAGGAGGAAATGGAGGAAATGGTTCTTATGGTTCAGGAGGAGGTGGAGGTGCAGGTGCTTATAGCGGTACAGGTGGTTCTGGAGGAAATGGTGGAGATGGTTTAATAATAATTGCTTATTCTTAATAATATGAAAAAGATAAAAACAACAGCAACAGAATTAAAGTCAAGATGGAATGGTAAGACACCAACATTTTGGAAAAAAGTACAAAGATTAGGTGTAATAGCTGGTGCTATTGGTGGAGTTATAATAGCTGCGCCTGTTGCATTACCTGCAGCACTTGTTTCAGCAGCTGGCTATTTGTTATTAGCTGGATCAGTTACAGCAACTTTATCACAATTAACTGTTGAATAATTATATTTCTATTGTTTTTTTTATTATATTATATTATATATATTTATAAAAAATAACAGATGGATTCAATGCTAACAATTATATTATTTGTCTCAGGAACAATAATAGCAATAATAGGGTTTTTTATTAAAAGCTCTTACAAGACAATTCTTACAGACTTAGGTTCTTTGAGTAAAGATTTTCAAGATCATAAAGAAGAAACCGGTAAACTGAAAGGTAAACTTGAGTTGCTTGAGCAAGAACATAGATTGAAGTATCAGTTAATACAAGAGGTAACACAACAAGAGATCAAAAACATGGCATCACAGATAGGAAAACTATCTGATACTGTGGGTGAACTTGTGTCCTTTCAAATAAAACAAAACGCTAAATGAATGCTACAGCATTAAAAACAGGAGACATACTACATTGTAGTGGTAAAAAGTTATTGAGTAGATTAATTAAAAAAGCTACTAAATCTAAATTTAGCCACTCAGCAGTATTTATAGAGATATGGGGACAACCATATGTAATAGATGCACAAAAAGATGGTGTAAATTTAAGACCTTGGAATGATTGGCAGGATAAATACAATTACAGTATTACTGTACATAGATCATCTGACCTAGTAAATGAAAAAACATTTGCACAAAGAGCTCTTACTAAAGTAGGACACACAGCATATGACTTTGAAGGCTTACTACTTAGACAACCAGTTGAACTAGTAACAGGTGAATGGGTAGAAAAAGGAGATACAACTAGAGCAATGTATTGTTCTGAATACGTAGCTTGGGTATACGGAGTAGAAAAAGCATATAGGTTTTCACCTCAAGATCTTTATGATTGGTGTAAAGCTAATTTCTTTTATGAAATAGTTATATGAGTGAATCTAAAAATAATTTAGCAACAAGCGTGTTAGATATTTTTTTATCAAGATTAAAAGAACAATCTTTTACAATAGTCTTAATGCTTGGTGGATTATATTATCAGAATAAGATATATGATACACAACGTTTAAAGAATGAAGCTGAATTAGCAAAAAAAGATTTAATAATAGATAAGTTAATTAATGATCAGATTGAGAGAATGACAATAAGAGAGTCATACTTAATACAACAGAGAGATCATTATGTTGAAGACATAATCACTAATAAATAAGAATATGATTTTAAGTCAAGTTAGAAATGCAGTATTGGCCAAAGGATACAAGTGGTTTGAAGATACAGCAGATAAAGGATATGATGTAAACATTGTAGGTATCCGTAACTCCTCAACAGGTAAAGTAGTTACTAACTTATTTGATGATACTATTACCATATCTTACAGAGATGAGAATGGTGTATGGCAATTCAATGAGTGGAAGAATACTACAGAACCAGGTAAGAAAGGAGTACAACAGTATCATAATGTTAATGGTGTAGCTAGATTAGTTCCAGGACAATATAGAGGTGTATGGGCAATTGATTTACATCAAGGTAAATATGAAGCACTATGTCAAAGACTTGGTACTGTAAAAGTATTTAGAGATACTAATAAAGATCTAGTATATGATGAAGCTAATACTGATACAGGAATGTTTGGTATCAATATACACAAAGCTGGACAAGATTCTACATGGGTAGAGAACTGGTCAGAAGGTTGCCAGGTGTTCAAAAGAGTAAAAGACTTTGATGCATTTATGAAAATCTGTAAGAAAGCAGCTAAAATACACGGTAATCATTTTACCTATACATTAATTGAATCAAAAGACATAGTATGAAAGTAAGAAATGCATGGAAGATGAAACATAAACAGTGGGATAAGGTTTGTGTAAGAGTAAGATTAGGAGCTGTAGATTTTTTAACTATAGAAATAGATGTAGATAGACGTTTCTATATGCTTACAGTTTTAAACTTTACTATTAAGAATAGATAATACTCTCCATAATACATAATTAACTCAGGCCTTATAAGTCTGAGTTTTTTTGTTTAAATAATAAAAGTTTAAACTTATTATGTATATTTGTGTAAACATAAATTTATATAAGATGGAAAATGTAAACCAACAAGAGCAAGAAGTAGAGTTAACAGCAGAAGAATTAGCTGAGAAAAAAGAGCAGATGCTTAGATTCTACACTGAGTCATTACCTTATTTAAGAGCACAAGCAGAGTATGAAAAAACATTGTGTGAAATTGATGAGGCAAGATTCAAAAGAACATCAATCCAGTATCAGTATGCTATGATGGAGCAAAACCAACAAGAGCAACCAACAGGTTCTGATCATGACATTGACAATTCCCCAAACATTCCTGAGCAAGGACAAAAATAATTAGATATGGCATTAGTAATACAAGTACAGAAACGTGCTGTAATGCCTAAATGGGAAATTGTAAAGTTTCAGATATTATCTCACTGCTATATTAACCGTATAGTAGTGAGTGAATCTGACTTAAACTGTTTAACATTATTGAGCATAACAGGACCAATTGAGTTAACTCATTTTTGTTATGATGCATCATCAGATGAACACATGATTTTTAAATCTCCACAAACAGTTAGAAATGCAGTTAATAAAGCAATGAAAAATATGTTAGTGATCAAAGATGATACAGATAAAAAAATGATTAAATTAAACCCAGGTTTAAAGGTTCAGACAGAAGGAGATATATTATTGGATTATAAGTTTTTAGGCAAATGATACCAAAGAAACCTATCATATTATATAAACAAGTAGCTGAAGATTTAAACCAATCAGAATCATTAGTAGATACTTTTATGACATTTTACTATAAAGAGGTAAGAAAACTATTAAGTAATTTAAGTCATACTAAAATAAACATTGATGGTTTAGGGCAAATGGTAGTTAAAGAAAGAACTATTGATGGATTAATTAACAAGTATAATGCTAGAGTTAATAAAGCAACTACTAATACATTTAGTAATTACTTTGATAAAAAGAATCTAGAAGTTAAACTTGAAAAGATGAATAACATTAAAATAGTGCTTCAACAGGAAAAACAATTAAAGGATAAATTTTTAAAAGAGAAAGCAGATGGGAAAGCTGGCAAAGATTTGGAAGAATAGAAAGCAGATCATGGAGGGTGTAAAGAATGCCCTGATAAGAGATGAATTTGTAGAGGAAGTAGCTGCACAAAGAAGAGAGGTGTGTAATGCATGTGTGAGAAAAGATGATATAGGTACATCATGTGTAGTACCAGGTACACAACCATGTTGTAATTTATGTGGATGCTCATTTACTATTAAGTTAAGATCATTATCAGCAGAGTGTCCAGACTTAAGATGGCATGCAGTACTTACAGAAGAAGAAGAAGATAAACTTAATTTATTATGAGTATAGTATTTAAAGCAGATGATCACAGTTACACTAGTATTGAGGGTGAAGAACAAATTAAATGGACTAGTGTAACAAGTCTTATATCAAAACTTAAGAAGCATTTTGATAAAGAAGGTGTAGCTAAAAAGGTTTCTAAGAATAAAAAATCTAAATGGTACGGGATTAAACCTGAAGATATTATTAAGATATGGGATAATGAAGCTCTTAGAGCTACTACTCTTGGTACTTATTACCATAACCAAAGAGAGGCTGATCTATGCAGTCTATCTTCACTAGAAGTGGATGGAGTTATCATTCCTATTGTACCTCCTGTACCAGAAGAGAACAGTTTAAAGTATGCACCATTACAAAAGTTAGATCCAGGTGTATATCCTGAACATATGGTATACCTAAAATCAGTTGGAATATGTGGACAATCAGATTTAGTAGAAGTAGTAAATGATAAGATAAACATCATAGATTACAAGACTAATAAGAAAATTGATACAGAATCATATAAAGACTGGGATGGTATCAGTGATAAACTACAACATCCGGTATCTCATTTAGATGACTGTAACTTTAATCATTATGCATTACAATTAAGTATTTACATGTATATTATGTTAAAGCATAATCCTAGATTAAAACCAGGAAAGATGTTTATACACCATGTACTATTTGAATTAGAAGGTGAAGATAATAATGGTTATCCTATTACCAAATATGATGATGGAGGTGATCCTGTAATCAAACAGGTAATACCTATGGAGATGCCATATTTAAAAGAAGAAGTAATAGCAATTTTAAAAAGCTTATAACATGTACACTAAACTATTTGACATTGATAACGGGGTTGTAATACCTACAGAACATTGTTATACTCTAAGTACTCTTAAAAATATAATGGATAAGTATCCTGATAATTATCTTAAGATATATCAATATTTATTTTATATGACTTGTCCTAGTCCAGACTCTAATCCATTTTTTCATACTCCAGAAATAGATAAAGAAGAGATTGTACTACAAGAGATAGAAGCAGATTTCTCTACAGAAGATGAAGCAATCAGAAATGCATTAAGATTCTGTGATGATATGTATAGTACAGCAACATCTAGAGCGTATAAAGGTATGGCATCTATGTTAGATAGATTAGCTAGATACATGGAAACTACACCTATTACTGCAGGTAGAGATGGGAATATAAACTCACTAGTAGCAGCAGCTAAAAACTTTGATCAGATAAGATTATCTTTCAAAGGTGTATATAAAGATTTACAAGATGAGCAGTCTAGTAAAGGACGTGGAGGAATTGGTTTATCTTATGATAGTTAATTATGGAAAACATATATACAAATATACCAACCTGGGATAATGGTACCTGGACTACTACTACATTTGATAGTAGAAAAGATTTTGGTGATTATATAAAGTCAATATTTAGAGAACCAGGTGAGTATGAGTTTGATGAAAATACTAATACTGTATTTAATTCTGAGTCTACAAAATTCAACAGGGACAAGGTATATTGTGTAGCTCCATTTAAATCTAAAGATTTTATTAAATACTGGGATGATCAGAAAGCTAAATGCCGATTAGGTGTAATAGTTAAAGCAAATAATAAGTCATGGTATCTTACTAGAGATTATTATATGTGGTTAAACTTCTTACCTATCTTTGATAAAGAGGAGCAAAAGTTTGGATTTGCTAAGATAAGAGATGCTCAATATCATATGGCGTTATATGAAATACTTGCAGAGATAAATTACATGCACGTAGCTATTCTTAAAAAACGTCAGATAGCATCATCATACTTTCATGCAGGTAAACTTATTAATCAGTTATGGTTTGAAGCAGGGGTTACTTTAAAGATGGGTGCCTCCCTGAAAGATTACATTAATGAGAAAGGTACATGGAAATTCTTATCAGAATACGCAGCATTCTTAAATGAGCACACGGCATGGTATAGACCTATGTCTCCAGACAAGGTAATGATGTGGCAACAAAAGATTGAGATAAGAAAAGGTGATAGAAAAGCTGAAGTAGGACTTAAAGGTACTATGCAAGGTATGTCATTTGAGAAAGATCCAACAAATGGTGTTGGGGGTCCCGTTAAGTTCTTCTTTCATGAGGAAGCAGGAATTGCTCCTAAGATGGATACAACATTTGGATATATCAAACCAGCACTTAAATCAGGTATGATAACTACTGGATTATTTATAGCAGCAGGATCAGTAGGGGATTTGGATCAATGTGGTCCTTTGAAGAAAATGATACTTGATCCTACTAGTAATGATATCTATCCTGTAGACACTAATCTTATAGATAAGGATGGTACAATAGGTCAGTCAGGTTTATTTATACCTGAGCAATGGTCAATGCCTCCTTACATAGATGACTATGGTAATTCACTTGTTGAAGAAGCATTAGTAGCATTAGATGAATACTTTGAAGAGATAAAGAGAAACAAGGAAGCTAAAGATTATCAACTTGAAGTTTCTCAGCATCCAAGAAATATAGAAGAAGCATTTGCATTTAGAAAAGCAGCTAAGTTTCCTCCTCATTTAGTTAATGCACAGATAAGAAGAATAGAAGAAAAAGAATATTCATCAGAGCACTTAGATATATCTAGAGATGAAACAGGTAAAGTAAAAGTAAAAGGTACAAGTAAATTACCTATTGCAGAGTTTCCTATATCTAAAAAGACAGAAGATAAAACTGGTACACTAGTAGTATGGGAAAGACCAGTACCTGATCCTACATATGGAATGTACTATGCAAGTATTGACCCTGTTGCAGAAGGTAAGACAACTACCTCAGAATCACTATGTTCCATCTATGTAATGAAAGCACCGGTTGAAGTGACTAAGATTACTAACGGTGAGGCTGAGACATTTATAGAAAGAGATAAAATTGTAGCGGCATGGTGTGGAAGATTTGATGATATCAATAAAACACATGAGAGACTAGAACTAATAATAGAATGGTATAATGCCTTTACAATTGTAGAGAACAATATCTCACAGTTTATAAATCATATGCTAGCTAGAAAGAAACAAAGATACCTAGTACCAAGAAACCAAATAGTATTCTTAAAAGATGTAGGAGCTAATGCTAATGTATTCCAAGAGTATGGATGGAGAAATACAGGTGTACTATTCAAGAATCATATGATCAGTTATACTCAAGATTTCTTATCTGAAGAAATAGATCATATACAGAAAGATGATGGTACTACTGTTAAGATACATTATGGAGTAGAAAGGATTCCAGATATTATGTTACTTAAAGAAATGCAAGCTTATCAAGATGGACTCAACGTGGATAGGCTTGTAGCCTTTGCTGCACTAGTGTCTTTCTTAAAAATACAACAAGCAAATATTGGTTATGCAAAGAGAGTTGTTATGGATGATGCAAGTAAAAAGTTGCAGAAGTCTGAAAATTTGTATAAATTAAAGAGTAGTCCTTTTAGACATATGGGAAGAAGTGGATTAGGTGAAGGTCAAAAACTAAACAGGTCACCATTTAAAAATTTAAAATAAAAAGATATGCAAGAAAATGTATACTATATATATAGACATATTAGACCTGATAAAAATGAGGTTTTTTATATTGGCATAGGC